CTATGGAGCTGCAACGGAAGCGGATACTACAGTGGCATTCCTGTATGACTGGTCTGATTATATGTTCAATACGAATTATGCAATGACTGTTAAAAAGTATGAGGACAATGATACAGAAGATGAGATTACAAAGGCGGTTATGATCTGCGATGGAAAATCTCTGGAACTGAATTCGCTTGTAGTCATGAAGAAGAAAGCGGCTTAAGATGGATGGAAGGATAATTGAGAGGCTGAAAAAACGTGTCGGGACCAGGAATGATGAAGAAATCAATGAACTGGCACTGGCGTGTGTAAAGGAATTGGAAAACACTGGTGTGTACGGCGATCCGGCAACGGATGCGCTGTACTATCAGGCAATGGTTCTGTATTGCAAAGCAAATTTCGGATATGATGAAAATACAGAGCGCTTCCAGACAGCCTTTGAAAAACTGAGGGATTCCATGGCACTTTCCGGGGATTATGCAAAGGAGAAGAAAAATGGAAACGGCGGAACTGATCTGGGAGAAAATCTGTAAAAATGAAAATGGTTTCCCGGAAAGAAAAAGATGTTCTGTTGAAGTATATGCAATGGAAAAATCCGTAACCAGAGCGGAAGCATATGAATCTATGCGGGCAGGAGTAAATGCCCGCATTATACTGAAACTCAGGACAGATGACTGGGAAGCAAGCAGACATCCAGGAGAAGATGGAAAACCAGAATACGCAAGAAAGGTGATCTACGAAGAGGCAGAGTACGACATTATCCGTGCTTACAAAAAAGGAAAATCTTTCGTAGAAATAACGTGTGGTTAAGATGGGATTTCAGGCGATAGGATTTGATGATTTTGCGAAAGAACTGGACCGGCTTGGTAAATTAGATGAGTATGCGCCGGATATGTTGGAGACGGCGGCACCGATTCTGGAAAGAGAATTGAAAGGCCAGGTGCAGGCAGAGGCAAACAGAGGGTATGCAACGGGAGATCTTGCCGGATCAATCAAATCAAGGAAACCGGAAAAGAATGAACGAGGCCATTATGTAACGATCACAGCGAGCGGAAAAGACAAAAAAGGTGTTCGCCGGAATGAGAAACTGGCATATCTCAATTATGGAACAACAAAGCAGCAGGCAAGACCAGTTATTTCCAAAGCAGTACAGAATGCAGAAGGAGAATGTCTGGAAGCAATGCAGAGGAAGTTTGACGAGGTGACAGGACCGTGAATGTAAATCAGAAAATAGAGAACACACTGGGAGTAATCACAGAGAATATCTGGCCACTGTGCTGTCCTTATGAATCCCCGCCAGGGAAATATATCGTATATAATCCGGAAATTGATTCAGCGGAATGTTTTGCTGATGATGAAGACCAGGAATGGACATTGCACATGCAGATCCATTTATATACCCGGGAAGACTATATGGATGACAGAAAAACGATTCGTAAATTATTGCGAAAAGCAGGATTTACGGTGACTGATATAGATTCCATATACGAGAAAGAAACAAAATATTACCATTTGTGCTTTTCTTGCTATATTGAGGAGGAAGACTGATGGCTTATACAGGATTGGCACACGTTGTCAGCGCGAAATACAGTGAGACGGAAAATGGAATCCAGTATTCAAACGGATTTCGATATGGATCAGCTGTAAGGATAAGAATTGATCCAAAATATGAAGATGTTAGCGAATACGGGGACATCAATTCAGAAGACGAGGAAGAAATGTTTGCGTATGCATCCGTAACGCTGGAAACTTCGGAGATTACCCAGACGGCCGAAAAAGAAGTTTTCGGACTCGAAGTATCAGAGACTGGTTCTGCATCGAATGAAACAGATTTGTCTGAATACATTGGTCTGGGAGTCAGAGTGAGAGAAAAGCGTAATGGGAAAACGTACTATGTGGCAGTCTGGCTCTATAAAGTTCGGCTGACAGAGGATGAACAGGACATAGAGACAAGGGGAGAAGCACTAAAGTATGTGACAATGCAGGCATCAGGAAAAGCGGTGCCGGCATACGGCGGACAATGGAGAAAAAAAGAAATATTTAACACAATGCAAGAAGCGGATTCCTGGCTGGAAGAAATGGCAGGAATCGGAAAGGAAGAATAAAATGGCATATGTAGGACTTAGAAAACCAATTATTGCAAAATTGTTAGAAAGTGGAAAATACGATAAGCCTTTTGCCTGCGGAAAGGCGATTGGACTGCAGGTAAACCCGAATTATGCAGAAGGCAGTCTAAATGCGGATGATAAGCAGGCGGAATACGACAAAGAGTTTACTTATGCGGAAGTAACACTGAATACCAGTACACTTCCAATCGAAGCACACGAAAAAATGTTTGGACATACGGTTGGTACTGAAAAGAAAAATGTAAAATTCAATGTAGATGACCAGGCGAACTATGTTGGAATGGCATGGGTGTCTGTTGAAAAAGTGGATGGAGTCAGAAGTTTTATTGGAAATTTTCTGAAAAAAGCAAAATTTACGGAACCGTCAGAAGATTATTCAACCAAAGGAGATTCTATTGAATATAAAACACCGTCTATTTCGGGAAGAGCGCTTGGACTGGATGACGGATCATGGAAAGAAACAGAGGCTTGCAGCTCAGAAGAAGATGCGCTGAAATGGATCAATACGATGTTTGGAGTAACAGAATAATCGGAGGCAGGAAAATGTTTGAAGAAATGAATATGATCGTATTATCTGGAAAAGAATACCCTATGAAATGTGACAATCTTGTCCTGGAAAAGATCCAGGACAAGTATGAGGATCTTGGAAAATATGAAAATATGCTGAATGGATTCGTACCGGAGCTGGATGAATACGGTGAAGAAGTCAGAAATGAAGACGGACTTCTTGTTGGACATTACAAGATGCCGGATATCAAGATTATCAACGAGGCAGCGGTATGGTTCATTCAGGAGGGACTCGCAATCAAACGGGAAGAAAACAAAGAGGAGATTCCGGAAATCAGTGATCGAACACTGATCCGGCAGATTGATTTCAAC